ACGCTAGTTCCCGACTGGCCTGTGAAAAAAGTATTTGTGAAACTGACCGACTTCTGAGAAGTACCTGACGAAATAATCCCACCACCTGTAGCCCCTGCATTACCAAGACTTGTTTCTGTTCTGCTTTCTAATTCTGCCGTATAACCTAATTGATCAATTTCAATTGATTGTGCAGGGTCATCACTATCCATTTCGCATCTAAATTTAAATCCTCGACCAACATAAGTTCCATTGACAAAAGGGTTAAATCTTGAAAAGTTTGCTCCATATGTACAAGAAGTTCCACTTGATATTGTTGAACTTGTCGCTGAAGTGACTGTAAATGTACTTGTGCTAGGTACAGTAATTATTTCATAATTTCCATCTGTAGCAGATCCAGCAGTAAAGTCTATAACTACAAAATCACCGACAGAATATCCATGAGAACTCTTTGTAATTGTAATAGTTGTTCCGCTTTGTCCGTATGTTGCAGAGGTTGACAAGTCAGGATCAAGGTCAGTTGTTGCAACTAATAATGATGCACCTACATCAAATGCAGTGGCACCATCAAAATCTGACCATGTATCTATGTTTGCTGATCTTTTATCAATCAGATCATTAGGATAGAAACCCTGCGTTACAAAATGCCTTCTAAGTCTTAAGGGTTGTTTGCCACCTAAATCAAGAGTATTCGCAAATTCATAAGAGCCACCAGTTATATCAACAGCACCTAAGAAATCAAAATCAGCAATAGCATCAAAATCCGTTACCCCATCCAATTCATCTAACGAACCAAGAACAAGGCCATTTACATCATCACTGAAAAAGCAATCAACTTTTGCACCAGCAAAAGGTGTTGCATCAGTATCTTCTCTATCTACTAATACAGATAATTTAGGGAAAGGATCTGGACTGTTTACAATTACTGAAGTTTCACCAGAACTAAGTCTGCCACCATCATCACGAAATTTTAAAATATATTCACCACTTACAATATTTGGAACAATTGATTCACTAACGTTGCCCGGCAAAGCTGGAATTACATCAACAGAGTTAGTAAAAGTTGCTGTTCCATCTGCAAGGTTAGATGCTCTTACTACTACGTTTCCACCATGCACTACATCTACATCTGTAGCTTTATCAAAACGTAATCTTACAAATTGATCTGATATAGGTTCAATTCTTAGATTTTGAACATCTGAGGGTACTGCTGTTTTACCTACAGTTGTTGCAGTTATAGTTGAAGGTTGTGTACTTGGCTCTCCTAGTGCGTTATAACTAAAAACACGAACTTCATAAGTACCTAATTTACTTTCAAAAATAGTAAAATCAGGTCTACTTATTCTTTGTGATATAAAGTTTTCATCATTGAATCTATATTGAAGCATATATTCAGTAACACCGGAAACTGGTTGCCACTGTATAAATAATTTTGAAACAGCACGATTATTTAAAACTACAATTTGTTCTGTAGCATTTAATCCTACAGGAGCATCTTTTATAGCAGTTAATGTTGTTATAACTCTGGGGTCTAAAGCTTCGCCATCTTCTACAAATCCATATTTAGAAGGATCATGTACAACCGCTTGTATTTCATATTCAAGTTGATTTACTTCTTTAACTGAAAAAACTCTAAATGTTTGCAACGCTACAGTTACATTTTCTAGTACCCAAACACTATTTGTTTGAGGGACAGAACTAAAAGCAGAAGATACAGTTATAGTTGAGCCAGAAACAGAACTGATGGATTTTGTTTCTAAAGTACCATCAGATAAAATTACAGATAAAGTTGCATCACCTACTGTTGTTAAGTCTGTATTAGTTGAATCATCAACGATTATCTGTGTTGTTGATACACCAGTTTTTATTCTTCCACCTCTTCTTATCCCTGCTCTCATCGGATCTTGTACAGATATTATTGTTCCGACTCTAACTATTGTTCCTGATTCTATAGATGTTTTAAAGGAAACTAACTCAGCCTCATTTGACTGTGTGTACAAAAACCACTTTCCAAGCCTTGCAGCTTGGCCTCTTGAAGTTGTGGCAAAGCCTTTTAAATTTCTAATAACCACACCATATTTAGCCTGTAATGCCGTATCTTCTACAGTTTCATAATCTATCTGCTGTGTTTCATTATCAAAATATCCAACATTAACCACAGTTGCTTTTGTTGATTTACTGGCGTTTGAATATGAAAACCCTTCTGCTGTTATATTACTGAGATTGTAGATATAGCTTGGATCTGTGGGTCTATCTTGGGATATATTTATGACTCCCGCACTATAAAAAGGCATTACCCTCATTACAGAAGAAAGATCATTAATCAAGGAATATGCATCACGCTGGGTATTAAGAACCACATTTGTTGAAAAACGTGGCTCTGTTCCTCCAAAACCATCATCAACTTGAGTTGAACAATAAACAGAAGCTGAATAAAAGCTATAAACATCTAATTGAGTTGAGTCAATATGATCGCCAAAACCTTTTGAAGTAGTTAATAAATCATACAAAACCCATGCTGGATCGTTTGAATATTCTTTATCAGATTTAAATGTTCCGTTGAAAGTTCCAGAGTATTCAATAGAACCATCAGCCCTGACAGTACCATTGTGCGGTATTGAGATAAGAGTTCCTCTGACCCTATACATTCTTGAAGGTACAGATGGAAAAGTTTCAGCATCAAAGCGTAAGGCTACATGAGCAGAGTTAGCATAAGCCCTAGATTCATTTATTATTTCAGTAAAAGATGACCATTGAAAACTATCATTTAACAAGGAATCTGTACTGTCAGCAGTAGTTCTGTTTACTCTTATAGTGACAGGAAAGCTTGTACCAGAAGGTAAATTAATTTTATAATCTCTAAAGTAAGTACTTGCTGCTCTACCTTTTACTGTGTCTGTAATAACTGTTTGTGTTGTCCCATCATTTTCTATCGTTTGAATTGTTAAAGCTACTTCTGCTCCGTTAATATCACCATCATCTTCAAATTTTTGTAATTGAGGAAAAGCAATAGTGACTCTTACAGCATCAATGTTTGTATTTGTAATTGATCTTGATACAGGAGTATCAGCAGTTACTGTAGAACCAACGGCTGTTTCTGATTCACTTTCGGTTATTCCAGCAATAGCTGTTTGGTCAGATGTTCCAAATCTAGGTTCAAAAGTAATATTTTTAAAATTAAAATCTATTTCAGTTGGGCTAGTCCCAGCCGCTTGTTGTAATACTTGAGTGCCATTAAGAAATACGTCTTTAAGACTACTTGTGTTGTATTCAGTCGAACCTTGTGAACCAGTAGCAGAGGGGAATCCTGAGATTATACCTTCTGAGACGAGATCAATCAGCGTTTGAAATTGCTTTGATGCCAGCGAATCTGCTGGTAAATCAGGATTCGTTAGCCCTGCAAGTTGACCAATTAAAGTATTATGACCACCGCCATTTGGAAATGCTATATTTGCCATTACGTTGCTGTACCCTCCACTTGAACTGTATCAATACCAGAACTCACCACAATTGAGCCGCAAAAACATTCTCCATAAATTATTGGAACAGGAACCCCAGCCCTTGATGTATTAGTAATAGAAGCAAAACCAAAGTTTGCTTGTACATTTGGATCATTATCAGACAATGAATCAGCAGCGTTAAAGTTTGGAACTTCTGGAGTTGGTGCAATAATACTTGTAACTCCATCAATAAGCATTGATGTTCCTATAGCTGACGCAATCGGTGCAACCATAGAACCTAATGTTAAACCTAAAATAGTTGTGCCACTACCTAATGAAGTTAATAAACCACCTATAGCAATACCCTTTGCACCCACAGCAATAGGAATAATTTTTATATCGCCATCACCTTTAATTTCTAACAAATCCTCTGTAATTTCTAAACCACCCATTTTTACTTTATACAACTGATTTGTCATATGGTTTTCTACTTCTGGAAAGTTTGCAAGTAAAAAAGCAAAAGCTTGTCTTGGATTATTTACAGCAACTTCAAAATGTGATTGACCTAAAAATTGTCTAAGCCTTCCGTAAACTGTAAGCTTTCTAAGCTGCATATCTAAAAACTTTTTTTGTGGCTTGTATATATCTTAAATCATATATCTCTCTACAACTCAACTGTTTTATGTTGTGATGAAAAATTGTTTGATTACCAATATACAAAGCAACATGATTTAGTTTTTCTTCTGCTCCTTCCATCAATAAAACATCAAGTTCTTTTATATCATCTGTATTG